TTACCTGTCCCACAGAAATAATGGCAGATTTATTTAGACAGATAACCGATAAACCAGTTGTAGTAATTCCCGATAGACAAGACCTAGAATACTGTAAAGTAAAAAAGATTCATAAAGGTAGAGCCAAAGAAGTTGTTTGGCATGGATATGCTCATAATAGTTATGTATTAGGTCAAGCAATGCCTGCTTTAGTAAGATTAGGACTAAATCTTTCGATAATTTCGAATGAGATGGTAAATCTTAAAAATCAATCAACAGCAATCACTGGTGAGCCGATTAACGAACGATGGACAAAATGGAATGTTGATACTTTTTGCCAGGAACTTATTAAGTCAGATATTTGTCTTATGCCACCAGCATATAAACCAAACGATCGTTTTAAATCTGATAATAAAAGCACGCTTGCAAAAGCACTAGGCATGCCTATAGCCAATAATGCAGAGGATTTAGAAAGACTTATGGACTCTATCGAGAGACAAAAAGATGCCGATAAAGGATTAGAAGAAGTACGACAATTTTTTGATATTCGTCAATCGGTGACTCAGATGAAGAACTTAATAGAACAAATAAAAAGGAGTAAAAAATGAAAAAAATCATTATTGCTAGAATTGAATTAGAAAGTGTTTTTGTTTTAAATGATGAGGCTAAGGGAATGTTTGATGAGGCGAAAAAATGCTTGATTGAAAGTATGGCTGATGAAATGGCTAAAAAATCTAAAGATTTAAAAGAAAATGATATTATTTTTAAGGAATTAGAAATAGAGGAATAGATTAGAAAGGAGAGACCATTCCTAAATTAAGTAAAATATGTAATTATTGTCATAGAACTTATATGATATATGAATACCCATCAAGAAAGAGATTCTATTGTTCTAAAAAATGTTCGAATAAATCAACCATGAATGGTAAAAAATTAAAAGGTATACCTCATAAACCAATAAAAACAGCGTTGATGGATAGAGTAAAAAAGTTACCTAACGATTGTTGGGAATGGATGGGATCAAAAGATAAAGATGGATATGGTGTAATGGGACATGTTAAAACAAAATATCAAAGAGCACATATGATTTCGTTTGAAATCTTTAGAACAGAAAAAATAGATAAAAATTTGATTATGCATCATATATGTAAAAATAAAGCATGTGTAAATCCTAACCATTTAAAGCAAGTTAAACTATCAGAAAACAAAAGATTGGATTCTAAAAAACTTAATAATAGTAAAATTAATCATATTAGAAAATTATCGAAAGTGATGAAACAATGGGAAATCGGTAAGATGTTTAATATACATCAGAGTTATGTTTCAAGAATAATAAATAACAAGAGGTGGAATTATGCCAGATGTTAAACCAGGCCAAAGTGAAGAAGATTTTATGCGAATAATTAAATTTTGTGAAAATTGTGGTATTCAACTTTTACTTAATAAAAAAAGAGATATTAAAAGAAAACGGTTTTGTTCAAAAAGTTGTTGTGGTACATTTACTGCCAAAAAATATAATTTGAGACCACCAATTAGGATAAGAATACCAAGAGAGAAATGTAAAAGTTGTAATCAGGAATTATCATTAGAAAACATCAGTGGATTTTGTCAATATTGTTTTACCCGTATAGCACAAAAGAATGGTTCTTATAAACAATGTTTAGTTTGTGGTAAAGAGATTTATTCACGGAAAGGTTATAATAAAAAATTTTGCGGATTGAAATGTAACGGAAAATATCATTCATTAAATAAAAAAAAGACAATTAATATTAAATGTTCTCAATGTAATAAGATAATGCAAAAATTTCAAAGTTTAATAAAGGGCAAGAAAAATATTTTTTGTAGTAGAAAATGTCAAGGATTATACGGTAGTGAAAATTTTATAGGTGAAAAAGCACATTATTATCTTGGTGGTAGGACACCATATAGAAAATTAATTAGACATTCTACTAAATACTATGAATGGAGAGATAAGATACTCCGAAAGGTTGAGTATAGATGTGAAAGATGTAGAAGAGAAAATTATTTACATGTACATCATAAGAATCAAAGTTTTAGTAAATTACTTGGATTATTCTTACAAGATAAAAGTATCAATAAAAATAATGTAGTTTTAAAAGCAAATAAATTTGAACCATTTTGGGATTTAGACAATGGAGAGGCAACATGTATCTTTTGCCATTCGACGAATCATCCAAATTTAATTAGAAAGGAACAATATGCCACAGCCCAATTCTAACGAAGATGAGGAAACTTTCATGAATCGTTGCATTCCTCAGTTAATTGCCGAAGGTCGACCAAGGAACCAAGCAATTGCTATTTGTCTGAGTAAATGGAGAAACAGAAAAGCAGAAACTGATGAACCGAAAGAATGAAGAAACTGAAGAAATTGAAGAAATCGAGGAAGCAGATTTAGAAGTATCTGATGATGAATCGAGAGATTCTGATGATATTGAATTTGAGGAGGATTCTGAAGAAGATGATGATTATGATTTGGGCAAAGTAGAAACTAATGAACCAGAGGCAACCAGAGCAATAGTAATTCCTTTAACTCAAACCCAATACGAAGTAGTTATGTTAGCGATTCAACACATTAAAGACCAGTTTGATTATCCTATTGGTGATGGTAAGGCTACAGAAATACTGGCCGCCGAATATTTAGCAGGAGCAACACATGAGTGATTTAGTCACAAGAGATGCTGAAAAAGCCTTAGAAACATTAGACGGGGTTAAAAAAAGAACCCTTGAGTTAAAGTATCGTGGTTATAATGCTAATAGAATCGTAGAAATTTTAGCAGAAGAAAAATATGAGGTTCCAAAATTATCAACTATTCACTCATGGTTTGAAAAAGGTGGACCTTTATATAAACACTATGAAACTTATAAGATGATAGAAAACGAGTATCGCAGAGATGAAGCCCACCTTATATTCAAACGCAACATTGCTAATGCTGCTAAAACAATGGTTAAAAAATTACGTTCAAGGAATGAGAGGGTTGCTCTGGAAGCAGCCAAAGAAATTGTTGATAGAGAAATGGGTAAGGCTACAGAAAATATTAAAACAGAGTTTACAGGCAAAATTGCCTTTTTAGATTTAATGAAGGAAGTCGAAAATGAACGACGACAAACAAAAATTATTGACGTACCAGCAGAAGATTCAAAATGACCCTAATTTTTATTGTAGTTCGGTTTTAGGTGATACTCTATGGAAAAAACAGATTGAAATAGCAGAAGCAGTGAGAGATTATCCCAGGGTAACAGTTAAAAGTTGTCATTCTTCAGGAAAAAGTTTTGATGCGGCCAGAATTGTTTTGAATTTTCTTTACTCATATACAAATTCGATAGTATTAACAACAGCTCCAACCTTTAAACAAGTTGAAGATGTCCTTTGGCAAGAAATTCGTTCAGCTTACAATAATGCCAGATGCCCAGAAGTAATGACTGGAGAAATATTCCAAACTCGTCTTACAATAAGTGATGGTTGGTTTGCGATAGGTCTTTCTACTGATGACCCAAATAGAATGCAAGGTTACCATTCCTCACATCTTCTCATAATCGTTGATGAAGCTTCGGGAGTTGAAAAAGGGATTTTCGATGCTATCGAAGGAGCAATTTCTACTGGACATACCCGAATTCTTCTGTTGGGAAACCCTACTGACCCAACTGGATATTTTGCAGATACTTTCAAAAGTGAATTATGGCAAAAGTTTACCATTTCTTGTTTTGACACTCCAAACTTTGTAAGTATGAGAAACATTGATGAACTTAAAAATTCAACTGAAGAACAACGCAAGAAAGCAGTTACCCACCCTTATTTAATTACCCCTCAATGGGCATTTGAAAGAATGTTTGAATGGGGAGTTGAGAGTCCACTTTTTCAAGCCAGAGTTTTAGGAATGTTCCCAACTGAAGCTGATGATACTTTGATTGCTTTAAGGTATGCTGAAAAGGCTTGTGAAAGAGAAGATGCTACTGGTAATTTAAGACTTCGTGAAGGTGATGAATGGCAGATTGGATTGGACGTTTCAAGATTTGGCGTAGATAGAACTTGTTTTGTTATCAGACATGGAAATGAAGTTGTAGATATTGTTTGGTATCAGAAAGAAGACACGATGCAGGTAGTAGGACGAGCAATTAGTTTTTTACGAAAATATCCTGAAGCCACGATGTATATTGATGAAATTGGTATTGGTGCTGGTGTAGTTGATAAGTTAAAAGAGAACGAGGAATTCACTGATAGAGTAGTTGGAGTAAATGTCGCCACTAAAACTGATGAAACTGAAAATATGAAGTTTGTAAACTTGAGAGCAAAGATTTATTGGAAATTACGTGAGTTGTTTATGAATAATAAAATAATTCTCTTAGATAAAGGCAGTATGATTTCTGACTTGACTAACATCAAATACCGATTCCGTTCAAGTGATGGAGCTTTACAAATTGAATCAAAAGAAGAAATTAAAAAACGAGGACTTAGGAGTCCAGATTTGGCCGACAGTCTTGCTTTAAGTTTTTGTGAACTTGATGCCCCTGAGCCAAATATTATTTGGATTTAGTATCTTTAAAATTCTTGATTCTATAATTTTCTAAAACTGATAAAGCCTTACAAATTTCTTCATCAGACTTACCTTGTTTTCTTTTTTTACGAATATATCTTCCCCAAATTCTTTTAATTTCTACATCATTTAAATTAATCATAATCCCCTAAGACCCCTGGCTAAGAGTTAATTGAGTTTGTTTCTTTTTTCTATTTAGATGATGGTTATAATCCCTTTTGTGCCAACAAAAGGGTCACTGCCCTGCCGTCAGACAGAACATTGAAGGATGATTGTTTATCCGTTTTTCCCTCGGCAATCATTGTTTCCAACTCTCAACTTGACTGGCATACGCTCTTTGAATAACTGAATACGCTGGAGGCCGCCAAGAGGTAATCTCCTCTACGCAAGGAAAACTTTACAACTTAACATAGAAGACGATGCGACAAGAATGTCACCGCAACCATTTATCTGGCATCCAATGAGTGGCTGTTGTTGCTTTAAGCCCTGCACCATCCCATCAGTTAGTGTGACTCTTACGAGATACTAAAAAGGACATCAATCTTTCGACCAATGCCTTTTTAGATGATATAGGGAACATACGAAATAAATTTCGCACACCACTATAATTAAATTGTGATTTACATTCCCTTATCATAAATACATTATAACATATTACTTTCAACTTGTCAAGTTTTTACCTGTTAGTTAAACATAAACTTGACAGATTCAAATAAGTATGGTATAATATAGGAGAATTAAAGAATGAATGAATTCCGTTGTAAAAGGTGTGGACATTTATTAGCAAAAGAAGAAGTATTATTTGGTGAAATTGAAATTAAATGTTATGCTTGTAATGAATTGAACAGTTTAGTATACGAATATAACATTTACGACAAATCAACCATACATACTGGTGATTTA